ATATGATAGTATGGCAAGAACATTAACTCCAAAGCAGGAAGCCTTTGCACAAGCCTATGTAGCAAATGGTGGCAAGAAACAGCAATCAGCTATAGATGCTGGTTACGCAAATGATAGCGCAGCGGTCGAAGCACATAGACTACTGACCAAGACGCACGTACTAGATAGAATACACGAGCTGACACACTCAGCCTTCTCTGCTCTAGCACCCACACTAATGGATAGGTTAGTCAGGTTAGCCACTGGAGCAAGAAGCGAGAAAGTACAGTTTGATGCACTCAAGGACTTACTAGACAGGTCTGGACACCGCCCAGTTGAGCGAGTTCTTAACATGTCAGCACAATCTCCAAGCGATGTGAAACAACTACAGGAGAGGGCTAAGGAGCTTATAGAAGGGCTAAATAAACCAGCTAAAACCTACGAGGAACAGCAAGCGGACAAAAAACTCGAAGAAGAGTCTCTGCACTAGCAAAAAAAACTCTTGATGCAGATAAAAGTCTACCCCCTAGTACCCCCAAAGCTGACGCAAACTAATAATAAAACACCCCAACATACATTGTTCCAAAAAACTTGAGTGACAGGATTGCCTAGTCTACTGACAGATGCGCCTATAAGTGAGCATCTTTTTTTTTCTAAATCGTTGATTAAAAACTATAAATAAAGATCTTGTGCCACCTGTGGCATATCAAGTATATATATTATATATAATGTGTAGGTTTTAAAAATGAAAAAACAACCCAGTATGGTTATAAAGATAGGTGCAATGGATATTGATGTTTTCTTTATACCTGGAGATGGAGATGCGTTTGGAGATTTCACATATTTACAATCTCAGATACGTGTGGATAACAGATTAAAGGGTGCTGCTTTAGTAGATACTTTACTTCATGAGGTGTTTCATGCTATCTACGCTATGGGTAGGTTGAAAAACAAAGCTCAAAGCGAAGATGAACTAGAAGATCAAGAAGAACGAGTGGTTTCAGTTATGGCAACTTATTTAACTCAAGTATTGAGAGATAATCCGCATTTAGTTAAATGGATTACCAAACATCTTTTATGAGTGAAGTAGAAGAGCATGAAGAGCAAATCGCTGAGTTAGCTCAGATAACAGAAGAGCTTGAGCAATACCAACTATATAACAAATTAGAATTATATAAACCTTATCCTAAACAACAAGATTTTCATAACAGTGGGTCAGCCTATAGAGAACGTATGCTGATTGCTGCTAACCAAGTAGGAAAGACTTGGTGTGCTGGTGCTGAGGTCGCTATGCACATGACAGGTAGATACCCTGACTGGTGGGAGGGATATAGATTTAACAAAGCTACTAAATGGTGGGTGGCTGGAGTTACAGGTGAGAGTACGAGAGATAATCCGCAACGTGTGTTACTTGGTCAAAAAAGAAACTATGGTACTGGTATGGTTCCTCTTGATAGCATTGAGGCTGTCCAACTCGCAAGGGGAACTCCAGACTTGGTTGACAACTTTACTGTTAGGCATGAGTCAGGTGGCTTATCGTATTGTTGGCTTAAATCCTATGAGAAGGGTAGAGAGAAGTGGCAAGGGGAAACCTTAGATGGTGAATGGTATGATGAAGAGCCTCCGATTGATATTTACACAGAAGGGTTAACAAGGTTAAATGTTAGTCAAGGCCCAGTATTAATTACGTTTACGCCATTGTTAGGTATGTCTGAAGTTGTAAGAAGATTCTTACAGCCTCCAGAGAAAAGTAAAAAAACTAGGCATTATGTTCAGATGACATTAGATGATGCAGATCATTACTCAGAAGAGCAGAAAGAAAAGATACTAGCACAGTACCCAGTACACGAAAGAGATGCTAGAACTGCTGGTGTTCCAATGCTAGGTAGCGGAAGGGTCTATCCAATCAATGAAGAAAATATTACGTTTAAAGTTGCAGATTTTTCAGATGGTGGCTTTCCGTCTTACTGGCCTTGCATTGGTGCTGTTGATTTTGGTGACTGGGATCATCCTACTGCTGCTGTCTTTGTTAGGTGGGATAGGGATTCTGATACTTTATATTTATATGATGTTTACCGCAGGAGTAGGGAGAAACTTGCAGTCCATACGAAAGCGATTAAAGCACGTGGGGAATGGATTCCGATAGCATGGCCTCATGACGGACATAAGCACGACAGACAATCAGGATTGCCTATTGCTGAATTATGGCGTAAAGATGGTGTTAAGATGTTAAGAGATCATGCTAAATGGGAAAAGGGAGGGTTTTCCGTTGAAGCTGGTATAACAGAATTATTAGACCGAATGGAAACTGGAAGGTTTAAAGTTGCGGCTCATCTTGCAGATTGGTGGGAAGAGTTTAGAATGTATCACCGAAGAGATGGTAAAATTGTAAAAGAAAAAGATGATTTAATGGATGCAACACGATATTGTATAATGAGTTTAAAAAATGCAAGATTACCAGGCGACTCACATAATAGGCCAGAAGTATTAATGACTATTGGTGATTATGACGTTTTAGATTGATAAGGATAAGTTATGGCTGAATACACAGGTAGACAATTAATAGAAAGATTTGAGACATTAAGAAATGCTCGTAGAGTATGGGATGATCATTTTCAAGAGATTGCGGATCACCTTATACCACGTAAGGCAACAATAAATACAATTCGTACTCCAGGTACTAAAGCACATACGAAAAGATTTGCATCAGTACCTATGCACGCTCACGAAGTATTAGCAGCAAATTTACAGGGAACACTTACAAGTAGATCCTTTAGATGGTTTGATTTGCAAATTGCTAATGATGAGGCATTAAACAAAGATCCTGATATTAGAATGTGGCTACAAGAAAGCTCACGTAGAATGTGGAACGCTATGAATGAAGCTAACTTTCATTCTTCAGTACATGAATTTTATATAGATCTAACAGGATTTGGTACAGCTTCTATTATGTGTGAGCCAAAAGTAGGTAAGCAAAAATATAACGGATTGCAATTTGTTACGCATCCAATAGAGGGTTACGTCTTTGAAGAAGATGACTGGGGTAGAGCTAACGCTTGTTGTTATATATATAGCTGGACTACTAGACAGATACGCAAAAGGTTTCCTGACTGGGTGATGCCTGAGAAGATGGAAAGAGCTTATGCAAATAATCCTCATGAAAAATTTCCTTTTTTACATTGGATTCTACCTAGAGCTGATAAAGATCCGTCTAAACTAGATACTAAGAATATGGATTTTGCTTCTTGTTGGGTTGATTTAACTAGCTCTGAAATCATTGAGGAAGGTGGCTACAATGAAATGCCTAGCATGGTAACTCGTTGGAGTCGTAATAGTGGAGAGATATATGGTAGAGGACCAGGTAATACAGCACTCCCAGATATTAAGGTTTTAAATAAGTCAACTGAATTAGAATTAAATGCGTGGGCGAAATTCATTGACCCACCCTTCTTTGTGTTAGATGATGGGGTGATTGGCAAAGTTGATTTAAGACCAGGAAAAGGAACCATTATTCGAGATAGAGATGCTTTGTGGTTTTACGAGTTCCGTGGTCGAGCCGACATTGGTCGTATAAAATTTGATGAATTACGTAATGGAATACGACAAACATTTTTTGCTGATCAATTAGAACTGCCTAAATCTGACAGGATGACAGCAGAGGAAATAAGAACCAGAGTTGAATTAATGCAACGTGTGTTAGGTCCAACTTTAGGAAGAATAGAAACAGAGTTTCTTAATCCATTAATAGACCGAGTGTTTGGTATAATGGATAGAGGTGGTGCTTTACCTGAACCTCCTCCACAACTTATAGAAGCGTTTGGCAACAAGGCATCTATTGATGTTAGATATAGTGGGCCTCTTGCTAGATCTGAAAGAATGTCAGAAGTATTTTCTGTTCAAAGATTATATGAGAGTTTAGCTCAAGCGGCACAAATAGATCCTACTGTTTATGATATTATTAATCATGAGGAAGCAGCAAGATTTATGGCAAGCAGTCAAGATGTTCCAGAGCAAATATTAAGATCTCCTGATGAAATGGAGGAAATGAAAACAGCTAGAGCTGAAGCACAAAATCAACAGCAAGCTCAGACTCAAGGTGTAGACCAAGCTCAAATAATAGAAAGTTTGGCAAGAGCAGATAAACTAACAAGAGAATAGAGGTAATTATGAACTATGGAAATAAAAAGAAGCCAAAGCCAAGAAAGGGTGGCAAAGGTGATTATATAGAATACAAACTAACACCTGTTCAGAGAGTAGCATTAAGAAAAC